ACAATGGTTAAAGAAGAAATTAAGAAAATATTATCAGATGAGGGGGTTTCGCCAGAATGGATTGTCGAAAAGTATAAAATGATTGCAGATATATCTGATAGAGACTCTGATAGGCTTCGTTCACTTGAAGCATTGGCTAAAATGGCTGGTTTATTTGATACAGAGAAGAAACAAGAGCAATTAACAGTATTTCAAGGCTTCACCCCAGAACAAATGGAGGCATTAAGTGGAAAAACAGAGACAAAGCTTATCGCACACAAGGAAAAAGAAGAAGATTAAATAATCACTTGACAAACCCCTGTCAAGAGAGTATAATAATAACATAACTGCGAGGTTTTAATGAGCAGAGCTTATGATGATAATCAAACGCTCCAACAAAAGATTATTCGTGGTGCTAACATTTTAGCTGATAATGTAGCATCCACGCTTGGACCGAGAGGACGAAATGTTCTCCTAAAAGAGAAGGACCAACAACCCTTCATCACAAAAGACGGCGTGACAGTCGCATACTTTGTTGCGCTTGATGATCCCTTCGAGGATGCAGGCGCACAGATCATTCGTCAAGCTGCCATTGAGACAAACAACACAGCAGGTGACGGGACTACCACGTCTACGGTGTTAGCCCGCGCTATCTTGCGGGAGTCCCAGCGCTTTATTGCGTCAGGCGTTTCGCCCGTCGAACTACAAAGAGGGATCGACGCAACCGTTCGAGAGGTATCTAAAAATCTTAAAACAATGGCTATCCCCGTTCAAAGCACAGAAGATATTCAACACGTTGCCGCCATCTCTGCCAATAATGATAGCACTATTGGACACCTTGTTTCTCTTGCTGTTGATCGCGTCGGACAAGATGGGTCTATAACTATTGAGGAGTCGAGATCACATGATACAACTTTGGATGTTACAGAAGGCTTCAGATTTGATGCCGGTTATTGCGCTGGTGCTTTTATCACAGATGAGCGTAGAGCTTCTATGCATCATGACGGTCCTCTATTCCTCGTAACCGACCACAAGATTAATAGTGTCGAGCAAATCCTCCCTATTCTTGAAATGATTTCGAGGGAGAGCCGTCCGCTTATTATCATAGCCGAAGACATTGGCGGTCAAGCACTGGCAGCTATGATTATGAACGCTATGCGCGGAACGATGAAGATTGCTGGTGTCAAGGCTCCCGCTTATGGCGAAGAGCGCCGCGAAACCCTCGCCGACCTAGCGCTTTCAGTGGGGGCGACCTTTATCACCCGCGAGAGTGGACAGAAATTGTCAGATGTGCGTATGTCTCATTTGGGCTCCGCTAAGTTTATTGAGAGTTCAAAGTTTATTACCACTGTAGTAGGTGGCCACTGTGACGCTGAGAAGGTCGAGGATACTATCGCCTCTCTCAAGGCGCAGATAGAGCAAACGGACGACCTACAAGCCTGTGAGCGCCTACAAGACCGTATTGTCCGCCTATCATCCGGTGTAGCTGTCATCCACGTTGGTGGTTCGACAGAGGTCGAGATGACCGAACGCAAGCACAGAATCGAAGATGCTTTGGAAGCAGTGCGTTCAGCTCAGGAGCAGGGTATTATTCCTGGCGGTGGTACTGCGTTGATAAGAGCAAGCCGAACGCTTTGCGTTAATGGCGAAAATGCCGAACAAGCAAATGGGATGATAATTGTTAGAGCAGCATGCGAAGAGCCTCTCCGTCAAATGGCTTTAAACGCAGGTCTTTCACCAGATTTGATAGTGAACAAGGTGTCCAATGCTACCAGTGAAGACGGTGTTGATTTTCGCACAGGGGAACTAATTAATATGTTAGAAGCCGGAATTATTGATCCAGTAAAGGTCACCCTCACGGCGCTTACAAATGCGGCCAGTTGTGCCGGCACCTTAATAACTACTAATTATGGCATTATCCAAACAGAATGACTTTATGAATATGAAAGTGGGCGACCTATTACACATTCCACAAGCAGTTGTGTTGTGGACTCCTGACGCTGAGGCTAAGAGTGTACGGACGCCTTATATTCAAACTGAAAAACCCTGCACAGGCATTTATTTGGGAATCGTCAAAGATTTAGAGCAGAATCACTTAATTAATGTATTTGTAAAGGGACAACAACACTTTGTCCATTCAAAAGATGTTTATCCATTAGGAGAATAAATGTTAGTAAAATTAACCGAAGTCTGTAACAACAACGCAGTCACTTCAAAGCAAACCTTCACGCTGCGCGAAGTGTTTATCAACCCCGATCAGGTTATAATGATTAGGGAAGATTTCCGACTAAAAGAGCTAAACGAAAGCGGCTTATTGAAAGAGGGTCTAAGTAACGATCACCGCTTTTCAAAGCTAACAATTAATCGTGGCCAGAGTGGAACAGAAGTTGTGGTAGTGGGATCTCCCGCTGTTGTTGAAGAGGTTTTGAAGAGTAACGCTCCACAATTACTTAGGGGATAGAAAATGACACAGAGGGTCAACATACAATATACTATTGATATTGATGATTTGGAAAAAGAGATTGTGCGTTTGATGCGCGCCCTCGAAGATAAAATTGAGTCTTTGGATATGAATGTACCAAGTACCACAAATGCCTTAACTTTATCTACATGGGATCATATCAACACTCTTAGAAGCACGCTGGGCAAGATAGATATAGGTTTACGAGATGTAAATGCCATCATTAATGGCTATGTGGCTCACCAAACACAACTGCGCGCCGAAGAACCCACGACTACCCCTGATGCGTTGACTCCCCAAGTGCAAGAAAACTTACACCTACTGCAAGAGCAACTTAAAAACATCCGCAATATATCGACTAATGAAGACCCCTCTTAAAGATCCTTTTAATTTTAAATGTACGAAAACGATAAAAGAGTTAATACCAAAAGGAAGCTCAGTAGAATCGTTTTTGTTATTTTCAGCCAAGATTGAATCTAGTTTATCCACGCACGGATGCAGCATAACATCGCACACCAACCGCCCTACAGTTCATAACTTTTGGTCTTGCGCGAATAGTGATGCGCCCCGAGTGGCAGAGCAAGCGCAATATTTTTCAAAGATGTTGCTTCCCCATCCTGTTTTTCCGAATGACAAACTTTTTCATCTTTTACAAGAGAAGTGGGATTCATACGCAGATCCGTATGTGCAAGCTGCGCTCTTTTTTTTGTTAAATCAGACTTCTGAAAAGGGGCTTATCTCTTCTGGAAAATTCAAGTTAGAAGGTTTTAATGCTGTGACTCTTTTGAACATGCAGCGGTTTAGTGCTGAGAATTTTAATATCATATTAGACGCGCAACAAAATGTTGTCGAGACTTTTGGAAAAACAAAGAAAAATACAGATTATTTACTGTTTCCAGTTGGCACTCATCAACTTAGTTTATTAGAAACAACTTCACATAATGGAAGTGAGGTTGCTTCAATAAACCACAACACTTTACAAGAATATCTTATGAGTGAGAAAAAGAAGTGGGTTGCAGTCTATAAGTTTGTTCCTAGGTTGCTAGACATTTATAAAGATTTTAATATGATTGTGGTTGACAAATACGGCCGCAGAACATATGATAAGAAAACAGGGGAAGATTTCGTTGTCAGCAACTTTTAACATGGCGCTAGCGTGTTGTTTGTTTGCGTTGGGGCAAACCTTTGGGTGGTTTCATTTGAACTCACAGTTTGTGTGGGAATGGTGGAAAGATAGACCAATCGTGGCTCTTATGGCATACTCGCTTCCAGCGGGTCTTTGCTTTTGGTTGGGGATAAAAATAGCGTATGCCGAAATGCATGGGGTCTGGGGACCAAGATTTTTAATTTTTGGTTTCTCTTATCTTACGTTCCCTTTCTTGACGTGGTATTTCCTGAATGAAAGCATGTTTACAGCCAAAACGATGACTTGTGTATTTCTATCTTTTGTCATTATTGCGGTCCAGCTTCTTTGGAAATGATGTGTTTTTCAAAAAAGTTCAAAAAAGTGAAAATAATGCTTGACAGGGGCCCTCCCCTGAGGTATTATAGTATTAGCATTGAACGAGAGGTCGTTTAGAATGTTTGATAAACAAAACAGGAGGTCAACATGAACTATATTAATGCTTTTTCCCTATCGGTGGTAGCCGCTTTGGCACTTGGGTGCTCTGGTCAACAGAGTGAAACTCGCCAGTACCCAATGGCTGCACAAGAAACTACCCCCGTGTCTGAGTTGCTCGAAACAACCCTGGCACCTTCAACTACCGTTGAAGAATACACAACTGGTACAGAGATTCACTCTCTTACTGACGAGACTGACGCTGTAGCGTCGGCCCCGCATCGGCGCACGTTTACTGTCACGGTACGTCACGCCGAGAACTTGGTATCTCTTGCCGAGCTTGCTAAGACTTCGGTTGACGAGATCGCAAGTATTAACGCGCTTGACGATTTTGATGCTCTGCGCCCAGGCGACGAGCTTCAGCTTCCGATCCCTGATAGCGTTGGTTCCGTCGAAGAAGACGGCTTCATCGGGATGTTTGAAGAAGATCGTATCGCAGCCCGACAGGTCCGCGTCGATCGCTTTGAGTCTCAAAAGGGCGGCGTCGTCGGAGTAGAGTCGTACCGTGTGAAGACTGGCGACAACGCTTGGACGCTTGCTACCAAGGAGTTTGAGGTACCGCTATGGGTACTCTCTCACTACAACCCTGACGTGAACATGGAGTCTCTCCGTATTGGACAACAGATCCAATTCCCCTCTCTTGCTGCTAATCTAGAGCAAGACCGTCTCTCTCGCAGTGTGGTTGCCTCTATGGCTCCCGCTACCGTCGAGGAGCCCGT